TTCAGATGGAATCGCAATCAGAATAACGGAAAGACTTTAAAAGAAATCGGAACTAAGATCCTCGAACTAGAAAATAAAGGAACGCATTTTTCATTTGGTCAAATTTGGTTAAAAGAGAATGAAAATCCGAGAGATACTTTTTTCGCAGGTGACGAAATGGAATTATTTATCGAGCGTTTGAGATCTGGAGAAATTACTGCGTTTTGTATGTCACCAGATACACCGATGACGCATGCTGAAAGAATGAGCGCAGGACATTACGGATCGCTAGATTAAAAACCAACGGGGGGCGAAAGCCCTCATAACAAACAAAAACTAAACGATGGATCATTTACAAATACAGGAATACGTCGGAGCAATGACGAGCGAGCAATTTTATGCACATTTAAACGGGCAACTATGAAGAACAGCAAAGACAGAATCGACGAGGCTCTGGAGGATCTAAAGCCAGTCGCAAAAGAACTCGATAAACAAGGTTATAAAAACATCGTTATCGATTACGATTATTTTACAAACATGGAAAAGATCTCGATCAGGATCAAAGCAGAACGATTCGGAGATAAACCAAAAGAAAAACCGTTTCCGTGTCCTGAATGTCAGGAGGTCGTATGCGACTGCGAGGACGATTAAAACAAAACGAAATGAACTGGACTATAAGAATTAACGCAACGTGGCTGAAATTAGCGCAGAACAGCCAAATAATTAAAAACAGGCTAAAGAGATACCCGAAGGATCGCTTAAATTACTATTCGATCGACTGGAATAAGGAAAAACGAACTAATAACGAAGAAGGATGCTAAAAACAATAATATCGCAGATCCTGAAAGGATTGCAAAATAAATCGATGGTTCTCGCTGAGGACGAAAATACGACCGTTTGGTTGCTTGGTGCGCATGACTTGGTAGAAGATGATCGAGATCGAACAAAACTACTGGCTGAGATCTTAAAACTGGCGAAAACAGTTGGAAACGATCAAATCTTTGGAAGTGATGTTCGAAAATTAATTCTTTTTTACAAAGAAACGCAAAAGGTTAAAGATCAAACAGTTAACAAATCGGATGCCTGAAATAGATATATTCTAATATATTTGTAACAAACAAAGACATGGCGAAGAAAACATATTTCACGAAAGCCGATTTAATCAGTTTTGGCGAATACTTGCTTAGCGATGAACGCAGGGCAAAGAAGCAAAAAGAAACGAGAGAAGCCCAAAGGGGCGGAACACTAGATCCGATACCGTGGTCGGTTGCTGTACGAGTGCTAACCGAACAGGATTTTAAAGACTGGAAAAACAAACAAATAGAAATAAACATCGGAAAAAATGGCTGAAACTGGAAACAAAATTACGATAACTCTGGATGCGTTCGACATGTTCAATTTACTGGGAACTTTGGCTGTTTTAAAAGATTTAAAAATGCTACCGCCCGATGTAACAAAATCTTACGATAAGATGGAAATAAACGTTTTAATGAATACAACACACGAGGCAGGGGAGGAAGCGATCGCAGAACTGAGAGCGAAACAACTTTTACAAACGTTGTTTGGAACTAACGATTAAAAGACAATAGTACGCTTCGAATTATTTTATGTAAATTCGTTGTATAATATAGTTCGACTTCTATGCGTACTATGTTTTTGTTTGTTTGAATGGAGGGCGATTCTCGTTGCCCTCCATTTATTGAACTTACGAAAAATTAAATACTATGGAAAAACTGAAATTAGCGCTCGGATTTTTTATGTTACCGTTTGCGTATTTACTCTGGCTTATCGACCGTATAGTCATGGTTATAATGCCACAACAGGAACACCCTAATTTTAATGACTGGTTACACAATAAAAGCGTGATTTACGCATTTATAAGACTGGTTACGATTGTCGTTTTGAGAATCGTTACGGGTTGGGTGTTTGGGTTCTAAGATCCTGAACAACTCTAAAGAATAAAAACAAACGTAAACATGGCGAGAAAGAAGGTAAAAATCGACAAAAAAAGTGTCGGTATTGGCGACATTGAACTTAATAACGGACAAGTAAAAGGACTACCGAAAAATCCTCGATTTATTAAGGACGACAAGTTCGACAAGTTAGTGCAATCTGTGAAGGATTTTCCCGAAATGTTGGAACTACGCCCGATCGTTGTCGATGAAAACATGGTAATTCTCGGCGGTAACATGCGTTATCGTGCTTGTAAGGTTGCAGGTATGCAAAAGATAGCCGTAACGATTGCTGACGGGCTTTCAATCGAACAAAAGCGAGAGTTCCTTATAAAAGACAATGCGTCGGGGGGCGAATGGGATTGGGATGCGATTCTCGCTGACTGGTCGGAAGATCCTCTCGAGGCTTGGATGCTTGACATGCCGACACAGGAAAAAACAGAAACGGAAAAACTTTCAGAACTAAAATTCGAAAGTATCTATTACGAGCCAGAGATAAAACCGAATATTACGCTTTCCGATTGCTTGGATCTGACGAAGTATAACGCAAAGATCAATGCGATAAACGAAATGGATCTGAGCAAAGAACAAAAAGAGGTTTTAAAAATGTTTGCGTATCGATTCATAAAGATCGATTTTGAAAATGTTGCGAACTATTACTATTTTAATGCAGGGAACGAAGAACAAAAGGCGATTGAACGTCTGCGTTTAGTTCTGGTCGATGGCGGTATTGAAGGATTCATCGAAGATGATCTTTTGCGTGTAATGGAAACGATCGAAGAATGGAAAAATTTATAGACATATTTATTCCGAGTTATCACAGAAGCGACAATCAAAAAACGGTTAAATACTTCTTGAAAATAGGATGGCCGAAAGAGAAAATTCACGTTTTTGTCGATGATGAAGCGGACGACATTCCAGATTACGAACTGGCGTGTTCTGAGTTTGGCGTAAATCTTCACGTATTCAGCCAAAAGGAAGCGAGAGAGCGTTACAATTACGTGCATCGCCCCTCAACATCGAGAAGATCAGCAGGACAGGCGAGAAACCAGTTTTACGACATAGCAAAAAAACTCGGTATTTCGTTTTACATGGTACAGGACGACGATACCCAAAATTACGAAGTAAAGAAGTTCGGAAAATACAAAGGAAAAGCAACGGCAAGTGATGTTCGAAACGTCTTTAATGCTGTTCGGGATTTCATGGAGAAACGACAAATCGGGTGTTTCGGGATCAGTCAAACGGGCGACTTTATTGGTGGATCGAATAAAAAGATCCTACGTAATAAAGTAATGAATACAACGTTTATCGATACCCGTTTCATGTATAGAGGCGAACGATCAGTTCAGGACAACGACACGAGCCAGTTTGTCGGCATAATGAACGAGGGGCTTTTTACTGGATCGGTGGGCGATGGTTTGGTATTACAGCAAACAACATCGGCAACAGCGAAAGGAGGTTTGACGGATCTTTATAACGAGTGCAAATTGCTGAATAAATCGCTCGTAATTCCTATTCAATTTCCGTCGTGCTGTCATGCTTCAAAACAGGAAAAAAACGGAGGACGATTGCACCACCATATTAAAAACAAAAATTTAGCGCCACGATTGATAAAAGGAAACCCGCAGAACGATAACATCGCTTGGAATAAGTACCCAGAGGACAAACCGTTCACTAACGAGCCTCTACGGGTAAGAAAACGGGCTAAAACGAAAGAAAATGGCTAAAAAGAAACGTACAAAATCGGACATATTAAAAGAGAGCCTTCTCGCTTCTCTGGAAAAGACACTCGGCAACGTTACAAAAACATGTACTGCGGTGGGGTGTTCTCGTGATACATTTTATCGATATTGCAAAGAGGACGAAGATTTTAAAAATGCTGTCGAAGAAATCGAAAACGTGGCTCTGGATTTTGCGGAATCGGCTTTAATGGTAAACATCGGAAAAGGAAAAGAGGCGTCCGTTATTTTCTTCTTAAAAACAAAAGGAAAGCATCGAGGATATTTCGAGAAACTCCAGACGGAAGATATTTCGGAACGAGAGCCTGTTCAGGTCGAGTTCGTAATGCCAAATCCTCGCAAAAATGAAGATCAAAGCGACGATTAATTTACATAGGATCGAAGAAACCTATAATACGGGGCAAAGGGGCATCGTTTTAGTAGGTGGAACGAGATCTTCGAAAACGATTTCCGCCCTTCAATGGATTCTACTCTATTGCATGAGAAATACGGGCAAAAAAATCATTATCGGTCGTGATAGTTTGGTAAACTTACGTCGAACAATTCTGGAGGACTTCAAAGCGATTTGTTACGGTTATGACGGGTTCGTTCCTATGTTCCCGACAATGCATCTAAATAAACAGGACATGACGACCGTATTCAATAGTAATACGATAACGTTTATTGGAATGAAGGACGATCCGATGCGTGTTCATGGTTTGAAATCTGACGTATTTTTCATTAATGAGGCTGTAAACATTCCAAAGATCACGTTCGACAACTTAGAACAGCGTTGTCGTGATTTCTGGATAATTGATTTAAACCCTTCCGAACCAAATTCATACGTTTACAGATTGAATATGCGAGATGAAATTAATCAGTTCAGATCGACGTATCTCGACAATCCATTTTTAACACCTCAGCAAGTAAAAAAGATCGAGAGTTACGAGGACACGGAAGATAATAGAAGGCAAGGAACGGCAGATCCTAGAAAGTGGTCGATTTATGGCTTAGGGCAAACGTATCTCGGTAAGGAAATTATTTACCCGAAATGGAATACATATTCGGGCGACGATCCAGATGGGTTCGATTATTGTTTCTATGGTTTGGACTGGGGTTTCAACGATGCTCTGGCGTGTGTTAAATTGATCTTAGTCGATAACGATTTATACATTCGAGAGATCATTTACGGAAGTGGAATCGATGATTTTCAGGACGTTATTAATATTCTGTTATTAGAAACTCAATTAAAAGAGCGAAAAACGTATTTGGTTTGCGACACCTCAGAACCTCGATCGATAATAACACTACAAAAAGCGGGGGTTCCTGCGATGAAAACGAAGAAGGGGCAAGGCTCAATACTAGACGGTATTCGGAAGGTTAACGGGTACAATTTATTCGTGCATGAAGAGGCGAAAAATGTTATTGACGAATTTAATAATTACAAGTTCAAAATCGACGAAAGATCTGATACGATTCTGGATATTCCCGTCGATAAATTTAACCATGCATGCGACGCAATTCGATACCCTCTTATAACATTTTTATAATAACAATCGTCTATAAATACATAAAAACGTATATTTGACGAAATCAAGTCTGGGAAAAATGGCGCAAAACATCTTACAAAAAGCCTTAAATATAGTAACGACAAAAAGTGTAACACCAAATACGCAAAACGTTCTCGGCTCTAGTGGATGGAAATTCATCGATTCGTATTTTAGTTGGATTTTAGGAAAGTCGGGCGCATTTGGAAAATACACAAAATCTTACGGGGAAAATCCACTCGTTTACATGGTAGTAAACAGGATCGCAACATCGACAGCATCGTTAAAGAGGGTTGTTCGAATGGCGGATGGCTCAATAATTGAAGGTTCGACACTTTTGGACGTTCTAGCGAATCCAAATGAAGAGGACGACGAGATCGAATTTCGTACAAAGATCTACGAATATTTGCTGTTAACAGGAAACGCATTTGTTCGCATGGTTCGAGGCGAGGGAATGGGGCAATCGTTGGAGGTTTTAATCACTCAGAGAGTAAATATAGTATGTAATTCACTTGGCGAGGTTGTAAGATACGACTATACGACGTATAGCGGAAATATTGTTCCGTACACTCCAGAAGAGATCCTTCACATAAAAACATCGAATGTCGTTAACGTGGATGGCTCAATGGTTAAATACGGGCTTTCTCCGATGCAATCGGCTTGGATCGTTGTTAGTTCTTCAATGGAGAAACTAAAAGCGGATGCGTCGATATTTAAAAGCCGTGGAATAATTGGAATTTTGACTTCGGATAGCGATACTCCGATGCTAGATCCAGAGCGTGAACGTTTACAGGATCAGTTCGATAAAGACACGGGAGGGGCTGAAAAGTATAACAAAATTCACATAACAGCATCGAAATTGCGATTCCTTCAAACAGGAATGTCGCCAACCGATTTAAAATTACTGGAAGGAATACTTTCGTCGTTAAGGCTCATTTGTGCGATTTACGGTATGCCTTCGGTATTGTTTAATGACAATGATAACTCGACGTACAATAACGTGTCAGAAGCGAAAAAAACGGCATACACGGACGTTTATATTCCTTTGGACGAGAAAGTGAACAAAGAATTATCGGCATGGCTTGGCGAATTGCTAGGGCTTGACGGACAAATTATCGTAGATAAGACAGCGATCGAGGTTCTGAAATCATCTACAAACGAATTGGCTCAGGCTCTTAACAACTTGTCGCCATTGGTGGCGAATAGAGTTCTGGAGAACTTGACTATCGACGAGATACGAGAAATTATCGACCTAGAAGGTACGGAGGGTGGCGATCAACTTGCGGGATCTGGTGGATCTTCGCCAACGGCATCGGTATCGGTATAATCAAAGACAAATGAAAACAAAAGTAAACAAGGAAAAGGCGGACAAATTAATTAAGGATCTCGACAAAAAAAGGAAATCGAAAAAACCAGTAACGAAATGAATTTAAAAGATAAAATATTCGCAACGAAACAGGAACTTTTCGCTTTTTTGCACGAGAATAAAGCGGATCTTTTGGAGATGAAAAAAGCATCGAAAAAAACATTCGTACAAACGCCTTCGTTAATTGTGGCCGATACTCCATTAGCAACAGCGACAAAGGCATTGCAGACTAGCGCAGACAAAGACACGGACACCGTAATAAAGAGAACCATTATCGGAAATACGTATAACTGGCTCGATTCACATGGCGACGTTCATGTTGGCTCGACTTTCTCTAAAAGCATCGGGGAACGTGTCGGCAAAATCTGGCATTTACACGACCACGAATATAAGATCACGGCAAAGGTAGGAACACCGCAAAAGGTTTACGAACAATCGGTTAGATGGGCGGATTTAGGTGTTAACAGAAAAGGAAACACGACCGTTTTAATGATGGATTCGGAGATTAAAAAATCGATGAACGATAAGATTTTTGCAGAGTATAAAAACGAACAAATCGATCAACACTCTGTCGGGATGTATTACGTTAAAATCGATCTAGCGATGAACTCCGACGATCCAGATCACGCACAGTATAAAGAAACATACGACAAGTATTTCGATCTAATTGGAAACAAAGAAGAGGTCGAACAAAAGGGATATTTTTACGCAGTAAAAGAGGGAAAGTTAATCGAGATCTCCGCAGTTCTGGAAGGATCGAACTCGCTTACGCCAACTTTGGGCGTTAAAGGCATTGAGCCGTCGCAAGACACTCAATCGAATGAGCCGACGGAAGTCACTCAGGAACAAAAAAAGGTCGGCAAGGGATCGACCGCATTTTATTAATTAAAACAATTTAGAAACCATGAAAACAGAGGTTTTAAAATTTATGACTTTCGCGATGTTTATTGCCGATAAAGGAATTTCGACAGATGCATTCGAGGAAAAGTCATCGGAAGACAAATTCGCTTTATTCAAAGAGCATTCGGCAACTCAGGAAGCGTACATTAAAAGCATCGAGGAAGATGTTAACAGCAAAGTAACTCCAGAAGAGTTGTCGAAGTTCAAAGAAGAGTTTACGGCTACTTTGGCAAAAGAAAACAAGGCGTTAACGGAGGCTGTATCGAAACAAGGTGTAGCGATCACGAAGATGCTCGACCAGTTGAACGGAAAAGGCGTTGAACTTGGTAACGATGCAAAATCACAAATCGCTAAATTCATTTCAGACAACGCAAGCCAGATTAAAGAGATCAAAAATGCGGGGCATGGATTGATCGAGATGGAAGTAAAAGTTCCGACGGATATTTCAACAGGATCTGCGACGAATCCTGACGGTATTCCAGAACTTGCGGGGGTTCAAATGGCAGCGCCTACGAACGTTAACTACCGTGGTACGGTTGTTGATCAGGTCATTAACATGTTCCCGACGAATCAGCGTGTTTACGCTTATACGGAAACAACTCCAAAAGACGGAGATTTCCGTTTCGTTGCTGAGGGTACTGCGAAACCGCAAACGGACTTTAAAATTGAAACTCGTTACGCTGAGCCTGTAAAGGTTGCTGGGTACGAAATTCTTACTGAGGAAGCGGTTGACGATATTCCGAACTTACAATCTATTGCGATGAATTTCTTACGTGCGAAACATGATTTGAAGCGTCAAAACGGGATTTTGTTCGGCGATGGTATTGCACCAAACCCAACAGGGGCAACAGTTTACGGACGTACATTTGTTGCGGGTGCAATGGCTACGGCTGTTCAAACTCCGAATTTCATGGACGTTGTAAACGCTTGTATTACAGATATTTACACGACACAAAATTATCAGGACGAAATGCCGTACATGGCGAATGTCGTAATGATCAATCCAGTCGATTTTTACCTTCAATTAGTGAGTGCGAAAGATGATAACGGGCTTCCGTTATATCCTTCTGCGTCATTGTTCAATCGTGTTACGATGGGAGGTGTTACAATTATTCCATTCCAAGACATTCCTACGGGAAAAATCTTCGTTGCGGATATGAGCAAATACAACGTAACAAACTACATCGGATATACGGTTCGTATTGGATGGATCAACGATCAGTTCATTACAAACAAATTTACGATGGTAGGGGAATCTCGATTCCATGCATTCGTTAAAGAGTTAGACAAGCAAGCGTTTATTTACGATGATATTGCTACCGTGAAAACGGCAATCACAGCACCGTAATTCGTTTGTGAATAATAACTAAAAAAAGAAGTCGAAAAGATGAAAAAACAAGAAACAACAAAAAAGGCATCGAGCAAGAAAGCAACAACCCCAACTCCGAAGAAAGCGGAACAAGGTGCGAAGGTGTCAAAGAGTGCGATTGTTGAGGTTGTTGTAACGGCTGAAAAGTTCGGAACATACAAAAAGGGCGATATTGTGAAAATGCACAGTACGACAGCCGATGCGTGTGTTAAGAATAAAGTCGTAAAATTGAAATAAAAAGTACGTTAAAAGGTTAAACGATGGGCATGATTCTAACGATAGACGATTTCGATTTCGGTCAATACGAAATAGCGCTTGATCCAGAGCAGGAACAGGATCTCGAGCGTTATATTGACGATGCGGAAAGTGAATATTTACCGAAGTTATTCGGAAAGGATCTGTACGGCTTATTTGTGGCGGATTGGAACAGCCCACCTGCGGGAGTTCCAACCGATCCACGATTTAGCATTGTTTACGAACCGTTGTTAGAACAAAACGACTGCGTAATGATTCAATCGATCGGAATGTTAGACATGATGAGAGGGATCGTTTATTATATGTTTATTCGGGATCAAATTACACGCTCAACGACGTTGGGAGTGGATTCGTTTATCGGGGAAAATGTAGAAGCGAAAACGGCAATCCAACATGACACGACGAGAAGGTTTAACACATCAGTCGACACGTTCAAAACGATTCAGTATTACATGCATACGTTTAATAGCGACGATTATCCAGAGTATAAAGGGATTGACATTCAATTCGCAAACATCGTGTAAATGACGGTAAATTTAGTTGACATAGTGCGCCAAATCATAGATCGAATAGATCTCAATATCGACGTGAAATCAATAGTCGGTAACAGAATATACGTGTGCGATACTATGCATATTACTATCGGAAAAGTCATAACAGACGAGTTCGGGAATGAATATCGGGTAACAGATTTTTCGTTCAATGAGTGGATCGAGGTCGAGCCAAAAGATGGCGCACCAGATCCAATCGTTACGAGTTACATTGTAGCGCCTTCGATACTCTATTTACATGGTTCGCCATCGAGTACAAATAACGAGTACGCAAAGATCTCGAATAGGACATTAGCAAAAACGCCTTTTATTTGGCTTTTAGTGTCTTACGAATATGATCTTTTACCTGCGGATTCGTCGTTAGTTGCTAGTTACAATGCGAGGCTTTTTTTCATGGACTGGGCGAATACGCCAAAATGGAAAAACGATCAGCATAACGATCTGGTAATTAAGCCGATGGAGAATTTATCGAACGCTTTTATTAAAGTGATCGAGGATGATTATACGTTTAAGCGTTTAGAAGCCTACACAAAGCGACCTCGACCTCGATTTGGTGTTGAGATCACGGATAAAGGATCTGATAAAACGATAATTCACGAGAATTTGAGTGGAATCGACTTGTCGGTTAAACTGGAAATGTACGATACGACATTGTGTTGTAATAATAATTAAAAACGAAAAAAAATGGGGCAAACTATTTGTTCATGCGCGAACCCTGCGTTTCCTGTATTAGGGCGACCAGATTGCGTACTTGAAATGAGGGCTATCGCCTTCCCGATCATCGTACCACGCTTTAAAGCGGATGGAGTTACGAGAAACACAATCGATTTGACGTCGCCAACTTTGGGCGCTGACATTCAAGAGTTAATTGCAACATCGACTGCGTTGTTGGAGCGTATTTATCCGTTCCCACGTTGTGAGAATGTTTCGTTCGAAAGAACTGAAACAGTTTACGAAACAGCACCATCGACTAGAAAGTACAAAATCCCGAATGTAGGTGGGGTTCGTTCTTTCATGTTCGAAACTTGGGGCAAAGATGCTGTTCACGAAATCCTTCGACAGTTGAAAAAAATCGGTTGTTCCGATGTTGATTTTTTCCTTGTCGATGTATCTGGTTCGTTTTGGGGAATCCTTGACAACCCAACCGATACGGTTATGAGAGGTTACGAAATGGCAACGGAAACTTTCGATGCTTTCAAAGAATATGCAACGGACACGACTACGCAAAAGTTAATGATCTCGTGGGATCTTGACAATTCGGAGTGCGAGGAAAACTCATACGGGCTTTCTTCTGAGGTTCTTGGCTATTCAGCGACTACGCTTCGACCGTTAACTCCTGCGTATATTAAGTTAGTAGAATTAGACGCTACGACTGTTCAGTTCAACGTAATCGAGGCTGACGGTTCGGCTACTGGTTCGCCTGTTGTTGGATTGGTTGCAAGTGGAGCGACTTTTGCTGTTAATTCTGATATCGACGGGGCTGTTGCTCTGATTCCGCCAGTAGTGGAAACATCAGACGGAGTTTATTCATTCCCGCATGCGGATTTGGATATTACTGCGGGTGCGATAGTAACTGGAGAGATCACGGGTGCGAGTGGATATGACATCGCAAACGGATCGTTCACGGCAACTCTATAACCTGAATGGGGAAAAAGAGTAACGCCCTCGAGATAGGGAAAACGAAATTTAATCTGGCTTATCTTCGTAGCATATCCGAGAAGAAAGCGATTTTAGATTACGCACACCTTGACAGGGCGCACGTTGTGAACGCTTGGAAACAGGCAAACGGTTTGACGGTTAGAAATAATCGAAAGAAAACCACAACAAAAAAGAAGAAAACGGAAGAGTAAAATCGACTGTTATTTATTGGGAAAGGGAATTGCGTATCGTAGTTCCCTTTCTTATTTTTGAAAGTATGTTCGGAAGGATTGAAGAAATAATCGAGAAAGCAAAAAACCTGAACGAGGTCGATGCATGGTTTCAGGTTATCGACCGCGAAATGCAATGGGAGATAATTCGATTAAATACGATCGATCAATTATTTAATGAAGGATTGAAGTCGGACGGAACACGATTACCAGATTATTCGGAAACGAGTGTTCAGTTATACGGAAAGCCTGACGGACATATTAGATTGAAGGAAACGGGAGAATTTTATCGATCATTTGTCGTTAAAGTAGATCCAAAAGGGGCGGAGATTATTGCGGACACTCAAAAAGGAACGGTCGATAACGACGATCTGGCCGTTAGATATGGTTTGAATATACTTGGACTTACTGACGAGAATCAAAACGTAATAGCGGATGCATTAACAAACAAATACGTAGAATATTTAGAAAATGAATTGTTATTATGAGAGTATCGACGACATTTTGTTGTTTAACTGGTGGAAAATACGGGAGGGCGATTTTAAATACTGCCGTATAGATCTGGAGAAGGGATCGCAAAAAAAGGACGAGGAAGCGTTTATTAAAATTAACGATTCATACCTTGCTGAGTTTGGTTTCGATTCGGAGGTTGAACGAATAATCGAACTGAGGCGTCGAATAGCGATGTTACAATGCGATTTCGTTGTTGAAGATAACCAGTATTTACGAAACGAAATTAGAAGGCTCGAAAGTGAATTGAAAGAGATATTAACGAGAGATAAAAACGGACTTAGTAACGAGGTTGTTTTGATCCACCTCGAAAAGTGGATGGGGTTTCGTTTAGATGAGAAGAAAATAACGGCTCGAAAGTTTTACAATATTGTAAGAGAATACGAGAAGTTTATCGAATCTCAAAAAGGGTAATTTTAACCACCCTTAAGCCACCCTTAAGCAATAAGAGTAAAGAGAAGAAAAAAAGAAGATTAATAGTAATATTTAAGAGATGGCAAAGAAGCGGATAAACAAAGAAGATATAGCGCCTAAAGGTTTGTTTGATAACGTCATTCAGGGGGCGCAAACTTCGGATGATAAAATCAAAATGCTTACGGCTTCAATGAAGGCGTTAAATCAAATTGCTAAAGAAACGAAAACAGCGATGGGAGGTGCAAAGCCCAACGATACAAAATCTTTGAAGGATTTCGACGAGTTGACACGTAGAGCAAACCAGACCGCAAAAGCCAAATTAAACATCGATAAACAACTGTTAACGGAAAAGGCAAAATTAAACCAGAAACAGCGAGAGCAAAACAAAGAAATAAAACAAACCGTTCAGGCGACTGCGAGGTTGACAAAAGAACAACAAAAGAGCCTCGGTACGTTACAGCAATTAGAGATCCGAAACAATAAGTTACGGGCAATTAGGGCGAAACTAAATCTGGAAACGAAAAGAGGTCAAAGATCTTTAAAACTGATTAATGCGGAACTCGATAAAAACAACGCAAAAATTCGAGCATCTGGCGATGCAATGAAAAAACAGCGAATGAATGTCGGGAACTATACATCGGCAATTCGTGGGCTTCGTGGGGCGTTGGCTCAACTAGGTTTAGCGTTTGGAGTTTTCCAGATTGCTCGGGATGCGTTTACGGTTATTACTGGATTCGAACAAGCGACAGCAGATCTCGCATCGGTTTTAGGAAAAACAAAAGACGAGGCGGGGGCATGGGATGAAGAAATGCAATCGCTTATAAATCAGTCGAAAGAACTCGGGGCGACGACCAGATTTACTGCGGGAGAAATGTCGAATTTGCAAATGGAATTAGCGAAACTAGGTTTTCCGACCGAATCCATTTTAGACATGACAAACGCTGTTCAACAATTAGCGGGGGCGACTGGCTCAGATCTATCGGAGGCGTCAACGGTTGTCGGTGGTAACTTAAAAGCCTTCGGACTGGAAGCCGATCAGGCTCAGAGAGTTGTCGATGTTATGGCGAAATCGTTCTCCAGTAGTTCGTTAGATATGTCGAAATTCTCGACAGCGATGGCGAATGTTGCACCAACGGCAAAAGCGATGGGGCTGAATATTGAAGAAACGACAGCGATGATCGGGGTTCTAGTAGATAACCAAGTCGATGCAAGTTCGGCGGGTACTGGGCTTCGAAACATGTTTATAGAATTAACAAAACAAGGCATCTCGTATGAAGATGCAATGTCGCAAATTCGTAACAGTACAAACAGAGCCGAAACGGCATTTGAATTATTCGGTAAAAAAGGAATGACGCTAGGTTTGATCCTTTCGGAAAATCAAACATCGATAAACAAACTGGAATCGGGGCTTTATCAAGCAGGAGGATCTGCGGAAACAATGGCAGACACCCAACTCGATACACTTAACGGGGCGCTGGCTTTGCTTCGTTCAGCGTGGGAGGGCGTTTTGTTGAAATTCGAGGAAGGAACAGGAGTTTTTGGAGTACTTAAAGATGTTATTCGTTTCCTTGCTGAAAACCTAGAAACGATTATTAAATTAATGATTACTCTAGGAACAGTATTTGGAGTTTATAAACTGATCAAATTAACGACTGAATCGTTCAAAAAATTGAACATAGCCATGAGTGCAAATCCATTTGGATTGATATTATCGGTTATTGCAGGGGTTATCACCGCACTTGAAATGTTTAATAGCGAAATGAGTCAGGCTGAACAGATCCAAAAGACAGTAAACGATGTAATGGAAGAGGCTCAAAAAGCGGTTGCAAAAGAGAAGGCTGAACTGGATTCATTGTTGATAGTTGCTCAAGACAAAAACAGATCTGATGAGGAACGTATAAAGGCAATCGAGAAACTTAACGAAATAAGTCCTGAATATCTCGGAAACCTTACGTTGGAAAACATAACCACCGAGGAAGGGGTTACGTCAATAAACAATTATATTAAAGCACTCGACAAAAAGGCTCTCGCACAAGCAATTGCAACGAGGAAACAAAAACTCTATGTTAAGTTATTAGAAGCGGAAAACTCTAAAATAGTCGATAATATCGACCTGATGGATCAGGTAGGTGTCGGATTTAAGACAATCGGTACATTTGACGTGAATAAAGTAACAGATGAACTTGTTAAAACAGGAAGAAAGAACAAAAAGACAGCGGTTGCGGATATAAATGCACAAATAAAGGCGCTCGATGAGTTGATGAAGAAGAAGATCGAGAATGGCGATTTGGATATTTCTGATATTACAGGTGATGGTAGCGGTAATACGGGTGGCGGTGGCGAGGATGACTCGAAACCGAAAAAGTTAAAAGATCTATCACGTAAGATCAGAAATGAACAGATCAAGCAAATCCAAGACGAGAAAAAACGTGAGATTGAGGCTCGAGAAGAGAAGTTCAAACGAGATATTGAGGACACGAAAAAAACTGTTGCTAGTAAGAAACAAAAAGATGAATTGCTCAAGGAGTTGGAAGAAACTTTCAACATGGAGATGCAGGACATAAAAGACAACTGGAGAAAGAAAACTATCGATGCGGAAAACGAGGCGATGGTTAATGAGCAAAAAGCGATCATTTTAAATCAAAAAATGAAGATCGCAAAAGCGGAAGAGGGAGGCGAAGAACAATTATCGTTAATGGAAGATCTCGACCAAATGAGAATCGACCAGATCTACCAAAATGCGAACATCGAATTAGGGGCTGAAAATATAACAGCCGAAGAGATTAAAAGGATCACGGCACAGCGAGAGGCTGACGTTACGCAAATTGAATTAGAAGCACAAGAACGACGACTGGAGTTCAAGCGAAAAGCATGGAACAAAGAAGTCGAAGCGTTCGACCGAAAGGAAAAGGAGAAATATAACGAACTGTTGAAAACCAACATTTCGGAAGAAGATCTAGCGGAAGCGATGCTGAAATTTCAACTTGAAAACCTCGAAGCGCAATTAGCACTTTTGCAAGAAAAATATCCAGAGTTAAAAGACGAAATTTTAGCAACGGAAATTGAGATCGGAGAAAAGAAACGGGAGTTAAAAAAGAAGGAAACGGACGAACTCAAAAAAGGCTTAGAAGATCAGTACGAATTACAGCGTTTAGCGATCCAAGGTGTTACGGATTTACTGGAAAAAGAGATCGACAAGCGAATTGAGGCGATCGACAAAGAGATTGAAGCCCACAAAAAGAGGGCGGGAGAACTGGATGAACTGGCAAAGAACGGAAACATTTTAGCGAAAGAAAGTTTAGCGGAAGAAAACCGTTTGATCGCTGAGGCGGAAAGGGAACGAGAGATCCAAGAGCGTAGAAAACAGCAAATATTGCTCGTTTCTTCGGTATTACAGGCATATAATTCGAACCTAGAAGCAGGACAGGAATCGGGCGAGGCGTTCCGAAATGCTGTTTTAAGTAAAGCGGTACTCGATGCCTTCATATCGTCGCTAGGCTCGTTTTATGTTGGTACGGAGGACACAGGAAAAGCAACGAACCCACTCGACGCAAATGGCGGTAGATTAGCGGTATTACACGACAATGAACGTGTAATGACTGCAAAACAAAACGCAATGATCGGAAATGTATCGAATGAAGAGGTTGCGAGAGTAATGGAACAAAGAAGGCTCGGAAAACTGGTCGATGGCGAAAGTCAAATTATTAGTTTCGATAATCAGATCCTCGTAAATGAGTTAATGACGGTTAGCGAAAAATTGGATCAAGTAAACAAAACGATCGCAAATAAACCAGAACTCGACGTTAAGGTTGGCGAGATCACTTCGACAGCGATGAAAATTGTCGAGAATCACAAACGAAAAGGCGTAAGAACTGTTAACACCTTCAAAGTAAGAGCGAAATGAGTATAATCGAGAGTAAACATTTTATTAACGGCATTGAGGTTCGACCAAGAGATGCCGACATGATCGGTGTCGAACTCGATTGGACTGGCGATGCTCAGGAAAACGAACTAAATGTCGATTCTCTGGTATTGGAGAACGATGCGAAACGTTTGGTGTTGGATCACATTGCGACGTATGGAGTTTTTGAGGGGCTACCGTACACGTTCCAGATCAATAACACGTTCACGTTGGAATATTACATCGATTTAACAGATCTGGCGACAAAGATTAGCGGGTTCGGAGATTCAGGCATCGAGGTAAAGATCAAAAAGCGAAGAGGTCTGGCGACTTTCTGGGAAAATGCTCACGGACTTTCGTTTGAATTATTGAACAAAAAAGTCGCTATTCCTTTGGTCGATGTTAAGTATTTGATCGTTCCAGATAATCAACTCGAAATGTTGATAATGCTCGGAATTTCTTCTTATACACTCACAAAAGCGTTAATAGAGGGAGTTCGAGAACTGGTCGTTGCGGTAACTGATTTTTTGAAAATCGTTTCGGTTGGCGCTGTTGTGAATACAGGACAAATTATTTCGGCAGGTTTGTTGCTAGTTGCTCGAACAATATACGTAGCGGGATTGATTATTGCGTTGATCGATGTTACAAAACAGATAATCGAACTAATTTTTCCACCTGTTCGCAAATTGAAGGCTTCGACGGTTCTCCAGTTAATGCAAACGGGTTGTGGTTTCTTAGGTTTTAATTTCGAAAGTCAATTATTACAATCGAAAAAGGATCTCACGATTTGCCCTGTTCCGTTAAAGAAGGATAACGAATCGATTCTTGCGAATTTGTTAACTCTAAACAACGGATCTTACACGAAAGGCTATCCAACGGCACGAGATACGATTGCTACGTTAGGTCAATTAATGGAAACTTTGCGGGAAATGTTTAACGGCAAATTCAGGATTTTTAACGGTACTGTTTATTTCGAACGTCGTGATTACTGGGAACTCGATAGCGGTTTACAGATTCAATCGACTTTAACCTTACAGGATAAAAGAGAAAACCGATGGGGCTACAATACTTCGGAGGCATGGAAACGATACTACATGCACTACCGTTACGATATTTCAGACTGGCACACGTTAGACAAAATTCAGGCGACAGATTGCGAATATTCGACAGAGCCTGTTTCCGTCGTTAACAGCGATTTAGTGAATATAAAAGGACTGGTCGATATAGCAATACCATTTGCGTTCGGTGTTCGTAAGGAATCGTTAACCTTCGTCGAAAAAGTAGCGCTTCCGTTTGCAAAATTAGCGGATGAAGTTATTCAATTCTTCGGAGGCGATTCGGCTCTGGAATCAAAAATTAACGGTCGTGTTGGTGTAATGATGATCGGACAACAATATTTCACGGTAACAAAATTGCTTTATTGCTTAAATGGATCACAGCCGAGCAATTATTTAGACATTATCGGGGCGAATCAATTATACCAACAATATCACACGATAAACCAAGTCAAGGAGAATTTCAAAAGGATTTATACAGAAACAATTCCGTTCTCGACGGCTCAGTTCGAACAGTTGCTTTATAATAATTACGTTCAGGATCAGTCGGGAAATTTGCTCGAAATTCTTACCTTCGAATGGACGAATGAAGGAAAAGAAGCGGAAATTACCTACGCACAAAAGAGTGGCGAAGGATTTAACACGAAAACAATATTGATCGATGCATAATATTTTTGAAGATAACGCAAGTTTTACGAAGGTTCTGGAAGGTTTACAAGGGGCGAGAGAGTTGATTAATGAACACATGACGGAAGATCTCGAAAAGCAAATGACAGAAGAGCAACGAGCAGAACTGCAAAAGGTTCGAGATCTTAGCGATCCTAAAAAATTGAAAGCGAAAGCGATGGAATTAATGAACTCAATAAAATTATAACGACATGCCTGTTTTACTGATAAATGAAAACTATAACGGACAAAGTTTTTTACAAGCAAATGCGGGCGACTGGATCGATGCAAGTGTAGAAATTTCGATGCGATTCTCGAAAGGATCTGGAGTTTCGAATAAAGTTACGTATAATGGATCTGGCGGAATTTATAGATTGACGTTTCAATCTGGCGACTGGGCGGACGAGGGCTTCATGGTAGGCGATACAATCGTTATTACGTATCAATGGTATAACAATCCGCCACCATTTCAGGCACAAACTTTTACGGCTGTTGTAACGTACATAAATGGTTCGCAAATGCAGATCGACCAACCTTTTGGAGTAACGACACCTTCGTTTTCGACACATGTTGACGGCAGACAATTTCCGACCGATGGTTTATGTTCTGGATTGCTGATCGTATCGACTAGAGTTCCAGAAAATATCGACTTTCTTTTCAACTTGACACCAAGCGGAACGGCTTTGCTTAATTCAGTAATCGACAGCGAATTAAATCGGTTCGAAGTTCCTACATTGAACACGATTGGCGTAGGTGGATCTTTGCCGATGATACCTTTAGCGAATCGCTCAGGCGGTTACATAACAGAACCAGTAATAACGTACACTTATTCGGAAGGATCTCCGACTTATTGGAGGCGATACCGTGTCGATTTTAAGTTCTGGCAATGGGGAGTAATAAAAGACGGATATACGACCGATAACCCTCCTTACTACGATACTGCGGATTGCCTTGCTCCGTGTTCACGATTTAAGATATTCCCGCAATATGGAAACCCGAACGGAGTTCTCCAGATAACGAATGAAACTTTACAGGCAAATACGGGCGGATTTAATGAGAATTTAAACGGTGGATTGAGTGCGTACACATGGCTCGACACTAACTTTTTCGACTACTTAGGGAACCCGATTTCGGCTGTTGACTATTCCAACGAATGCACATTTGTAGCGACTATCGATGCACCAGATCAAAACAACCCACTATCGACGTATCGAATTGGTATGGTTTGGCGACCGATTGATGGATCATTTTACCAGAATATTGTCGCAACTGATTTGGGCGAAAATTTAATGGTTTTATCTCCTGAAATTGATTTTATCGCAGATGGAACAACCGATCCGACAGTTTACCAAGGGGAAACGCACCCGACAGGCGCTCGATGGGATTTTACAGATCTTAAATTCGAGTTAACTGGAGTAAATGAACTAACGGTTTCGGGAAAAATTATTCCAAATGCACAAGCGAATACGTTATTTGCAGGTGTTCCAGATGGCGGAAGAAAAACGACTATTTGGGTGTCGATTGGCAACTACAATAACGACGGAACGACATTGAGTGAACGAGTTTCTTTGAAGATCTTCGACACAGATAATTACGATGCACCGACTTTAGGTGTTCAAATTCCAAATGTAATCGACCAAGTTTTAATCGATCACGGGTTTAACGATATTACAGTTCCATTACCACAAACAACAACCGAGGACGATGTTCTTTTTAGATCTCATTTTCGATTGATCGATGGAGTAGATTACGAAGGAGTTCGGGCAAGAATTTATGCGTATAACACAGTTAACGAAGAAGAGTTCACGCTCGAAGATATATTTTTCTCGTTTGCGGGAGTGGTAAATATCGGAGGTCAATTTCAACCGAATTTCTTAACGAATAGGGGCTTCAATTTACCACCGACAACGGACAGAAATCACATTTCGTTAACCAGAGAACCGTTACTCGATATTGCAGGTCAATACGCATTAAAACTCGAATACGGATGGTTGAACGATTGGCGATACTGGTTAGAACAGGCAAACGTTAATAACGACTTTTTCGATATTCTCGAACAATGGGATGGAAAAAATAAGAACTGGCAAAGGTTTTCGAACTCTGGCGATTGGCTCATTCGACTATCGTATTACACTAGATTGGCGGGAGTTGACGATTTTAACCACCAAGAGGTTGGAATACGACCGTATGAAGATGATCCCGATGTAACGACCGACTGGGCGATCCAAGTTCTTTCAACTGGTGCAACACCTTCAAACCTAGTCAACGACGAACTACACGAGATTACAGCGACTCTCACGTGGGCGACAGGTGCTTATACGAATCCGTGGGCTGAGTTAACGGTCGAAGATTTTGAAGGCGGTAATCGTTGGGTAATTTCTTCGGTACTGGCTCAGGGTGGAATCGCATCGAATCCATTACAGCCTATATCTGGCGCAACTGGTTTGGATATTTCGTTCCCGTCTGTAAATATTGCCGAGTTGAAATGTTTAGTCGATACGAGTTTGATCTCTTCGAATAAAATATGCATGTCGGCTCGTATATATTCTGAGGACAAACCAATTCCGCCAGAATGGGAATTTTTGATTAATAACGAGAAGGACGCTGTCGGGGCTTATTCAGTTGCGAGAAAACTGTCGCCCGATTCTATTTATTCAGGGCCGTTAATTAGAGTTCGTAGAGGCTTAGATAATGCGGAACAGGATATTCCGTATATCCAAATTGGTAGCGAGTTTGTATTGGACGAGGATGCGCTATTGGCGTTTACTGGAGATCAAACAGACGACTGGGGCTGGGTTGTTACTCGATACGACCAGACAGAAGAAAACAACCACGCTACGGCTTTATCTCTTTCAGATCAAGCACCTATCGTAAAAGACGGTGTCGTTTATAAAGATCCGATTTCTAATCGTCCTGCTATGCTTTGCGATGGTGTTAATCATCACGCAAGAATAACGGCAGGCTCGGGAATTGCAAATACCAACGAAATGTTGACTGTCAGCGTATTTAACAGGCTTTTAGACGAAACTACGTGCGTTGGCTTCGGTAGCCATTCCGACAACTTCCCGTTCAGCATGTTGTGGTCCGGAACTTTTAATTTAATATATTCAGGTTTCGGAGATCTCCCGCCAAATAACGTTCATTTCACAGGGGCTTCGCAAAGTGGTTCTTTTATAAACGTTGCGTGGCGAGATAATGCGGGTAATAACAGGATGCGTTTAAATGGTGTTTTAGGAACGGTTGTTTCCGATGCAAGTATTATAGCGATTCGACATGACTCAATAGAAAGAACGAATACTAATTTTCACGAAGGCTACAAATCAGAGGACGTTATTTATCAAAGCGATAGAGATGAAACGGAAATCTGGATCGAGAACAACGTAAATAACTTTTATTCAATTTTTTAAAAAATGATAGTTAGTAAAAATATAACGGGCTGGAAATGGGAAACGCTAGAGGCGTTTAATGATTCACGCGCTATTGGCGATCTACATTTTATGTTTCCGAAAGACGGCTGTGTTACGACTAGTTGCATGAACCCAAAAGAGAACAGAGATTCGCAAGGCCGAATACTGTTTTACTATGTTGGCGATAATATACAGTTGCGAGAGTTTTTACCAGATCCAACGACTTTTGACATTAACATTGAAACACCCGATTAACGATGAATTACAGGAATAAAATTTGTTTCGACATAATCACTTTCCCAAATGGTTTCGAAGAAGAGAATCGCCTCGGTTGTAAAGAGTTATGTTGCGAACCTTTGCTAAAATTAGCGAGTTCTATTGATAACGATAATTACAAAAATGACGTTACGGGAATAGCAATCAAAAAGAGCGATCCGTCAGATCTGGTCGAGTTTGTTGTTACTAAATGCGGATCGGCTTTGCCTTTGCCGAATCTGGGCGAGGTTGGAATATACCCGCAGGACATTAATGCGTTCGGATTTATTTTCGATTGGAAACAATATCTTTTAACGTATGGGGTTGGAACTTATACGATCTCGATAAACTTCACGATTTCGGGTGTTACTGGAGGCTTCGAGTACGGTCAATATCAATTAAAAGAATATTCGATTTACAATGCAAAGAATACGGTTCGTGTTTGGTCTGAGCCTTCAACGTATTCACAAAAAGAGTTGATCGACTATACTAATTCGAACCACAAAGACAGTATTCGTTTTAATGGTTTCTTCGGTAATAGAAAGCCAAAAACACAAATAAATAATTTGATTACAAAAGGTAAAAAAGTTGAAAAGGTAACTCGAGAAAACCTGAACGAATACGAATTACGAACAGATCCTGTCGAGATCAAAGTAACGAGAAGGTTGATCGATTTCCACTTCTTAAACGAGGATAAATTATTAATAACGGATCACAATACATCGAACCATGATTACAGGCTTTTCGATGTTCCTGTCGTGCTTAATGAAAGTTCGGAAATTGAATACATCGACCGTTCAAGATGGGCAAAGGTTACGGCATTATTTGGAGATCGCAAGAAACTCGACAAATCATTTTATAACGTACAATAATGGCTGACGAAACACAATTTAAAATAAATGGTAACTTCTTCATTGCGAAGAACATAACGACGAATTATGAGTATTTCAGAACTCCGTTAAGTGGTGCGAAATTTACCAGAACGCCCGATGATAAATTTGTATTTTTCAATAATAACGATACAACGAGAAATGCTTATGATGACCAGAAATATAATCGGCTCGGCATAATAGATTTTCAGCCTGACGTTTCGGACATTCCAGAACAAAGAACGTCGTTTGATTTTGCGGATAGTTTAGATTCTAACGGAGTTCCATTTGCTTCGGCTGATGCGATGGACGATTGGTTATCTCAAAATCTAGGCGCAGGAGAGGTAAACGTCGTTATTACAGGTTTTCTAACAAGTGTATCGACGGATGCAACTTTAACAGGCGACGGAACTGTGGATGATCCGTTGAGCGTTGTTCCCATTCCTGCGCCCTCGATAGGGTTTTATGCACAAACCGTTGCTAGTACAACGATAACAAACACGACAACAGAATCGTCGATCGTTGGTTCTGGAGTGGGTACCTTGTCCGTTCCTGCTGATACTTTTATCGTTGGAGATTCCTTCCATGCAAAAATCGGAGGAATTATTAGCGCACAAAATGGTGACGAAATTACTATTAGAATAAAAACAGGATCGATCGTTCTTGCTAGTACGGGATTGATCTCTTTAGAAGCCGTTACAAATTTAGGTTGGGAGATAGAACTCGATTTTACGATTACTAAAATTGGTGCAATCGGAGAAATAAGCACGAACGGAAATTTCGCATACAATAGAAATACTGGATCACTTGAAGGTTTCGTTTTTCAAGATGTTCAAAACATTGATACGACAATAGCGAATAATTTAGATGTTACCGTCGAATGGAATCAAGCGAAAACGGCTGATCAGATTTATTCGTCTAACTTTGTACTATACAAAGTCTATTAAATAATATTGTAAGTAATTACTAAAGATATTAAATTAGCAAAAAAGAAAAATCATGGCGAAAATTTTAAAATTAGTTGATAATTACGTGATATTTGAACAAGACGGTACGCCTACGGGCGAGTATGCTATAAACAAATCAGTTTATAGAGAAGAAGCGGAGACGTTCTTAATCAAAGAAACGATCGACAATGGCGAACTTGTGATCAGAAAGTCAGACGTTGATCTTGGAACTGTTTGGTTCAAGTCTGACGGAGATACACCGTTCAATGTTTCGGATCTTCGTGATTTTTTACGGAAGAATACGGGTTTTAAGACGGCTCCGGGCGGTAGCGGAGCGATAGGTGCAAAAGTTTTAAAAACGAATCAAACTATATCGTATAGAACGGGCGATGATGGAGATTTGCAAAAAGGCAGAGAAGTTGATTTTTACACGCTTTCAAGTAACAATCCGTTTGGGAATACCAACCGTTTTACAGACGAACTCGGTGGCTCAACTTACGCTAATGATATAGTAATTGATTGGTCTACTTATGACAACATAGAAGGAACTGTTTTAGGTTATAGAAGGACATCTAATTCAAGCAATGTGAATTGGGAAACAGCAATAGACCAATGTTTGCTTGTTAGTATTGGTAAATTTACAAGTGGGTGGAGGTTGCCAAATAGAGCAGAGATATTTAATATAGTGGTTCACGAAGGGGGTACTTTTAATTATCCGCTTAATTACCCTCCTTTCAATATTTCATTAGCAACTATTTTTTGGTCAGGAACTACTTACGCTTCAAATTCTTCTCAAGCATTTACTTTGACGAATAATGCAAGTGCGACATTATCTGGAGGTATAAAAACAGGAAACGGAAGATACTTTCCTTGTAGAACATTCACAGTAACAGGAACAACACTATCTTAAAAAAATATAAAAAATGGCAACGTATAAATTTGAAGAGTTTAATATTGAAATAGTAGATCCGATAATTTCAATTGATCCAATTGTTAATCAAGTTGATCCAATAAAAATGACAATAACCGCAAACATAATTTTGCAAACAGCGAGCGCAAAATTTGGTCTAAATTTAAATGATATTGCGGTGATTGACTTGAACTATAATGCAGAACAATTAGAGCAAAGAGTTTTGGAAAGATTGAACGATTTTATTGTGCCATAATGGATTTAGGAACTCAAATTTCACTGGATGTCGTGATTTCTTTAATGTCAGGAATCGGAGGGGCGGTCGGGGTTTATATCAAATTGAAAACCCGCCTAGATTTAGCAGATGCAAAAAACGATGAACAGGAAAGAGAACTATCGGACATAAAAGATCGGAAAAAAGAAATGAATATCGCTTTACATAAAAGGATCGACGACCAAAATAACACGATTCAGGATATTCAAAAAGAAATGAGTACGGGTCATTCGAAACTCGAAACAGGTATGGCGCAAATGGAATTAAGGATCGTTCGAGAGTTCCAGAACTCCGTAAAAGAATTAATAACGGAATTTAAAAAGAGCGAATAATGGGCTTTTTACACGATGATAAGGGGCAAAGATCACTAATGCGGTTAATAACGCTTTTAATCGTCTGTACGGGGCTTTTATGGGGCTTAATTGAGGTTGTCGCTTATTTGATCCTTAGCAAGTACGGAATCGAATACGATATTCACGAGACTTTGATCCTTACAACTATTTCGATCGGTGTTACTGGAAAAGGAACACAAAAAGCGATAGAGGTTCTAAAGAAAAACGGGGGCGGTGAAGGGCGTTAAACTCTTCACGAAATTAGAAGCCCTCGGCAAAATAGACTAAAAACAAACGACAAAAACATGAAAGCGATTCACCCTTTAAAGCCCCTGACGAACAGAAAAATAAAGCGGGCATATTTGCACGAAGTCGATAAGATTGCAAACCAGATCGACGATATTCAATTGAAATTCGAATACGCAGTTTTCCATGCGCCAAAGAGTGTTACGTATCAAGATATTTACTATTACTTTTTAAGTGAGTGGAAACAATTAGTCAAGAAAATTATCGATGTTTATAAGTTGAAATATTGCTTTATCGATCTACATTATTTCGAAAAAAAATATAAATCAATCGTATGAGTAAAACAGCCGTAAGATCGTACACCGACGATCAGTTATTAAACAGGATCAAAACGATAGAAGGTTTTAAGAGTTTTCCGTTGGGGCGTTTTATAATTGGAGTTCGATCGAATGAAGATACTTTCGACACTTACGACGATAAATTTTATGAGTTCGAAAACATGGCGGGAGATCTTCACAGCGAGAACATGAAAATAAAATTTATTCGTGTTTTGACTGGAACGACGAACTCAGGCGGAAAGCAATTAAAAGGCGGATTCAAGTCTTTTAACAAATATGGTTCGGCAATTTTGAAGGCGGACAAATGGTATTACAACGTTTGGTCGTATGGATTGCATCGAGGCAAAATGCCTGCGTTAAAACAGGTCGGTTCGAAAGTTACTGTTTATCGTGATGGAGATCTCGACAACAAAGCGGAAGAAATCGGAACTCCGATCTCAGGATGGTACGGAATAAACTACCATACGAATACATATGATTTCAGTAAAAAGAGCCTATCGATCGTTAGATGGTTTATCGGTAATTGGTCGGCAGGTTGCCAAGTGATAAACGATCGTGATGAATACATGCGACAAATGGACTATTATCGCCTTGCGAAAAACGAAGGATGGCAAAGATTCGTTTCGTATTGTTTAATTAACGAATTTGATCCAAATGAATAAAACACCATTAACGATAAGACAAAGACGCACCAGAGCGATTATATTCGCTTTGTGCGCTGTTTATTTGGTGTCGGTAGTCGAAAGGGTTGTTAATAACCTGAGCAAAGACACCGCACCGACTGAAATGTTAATCGAACATGTAACCGAACGGGCAAGGATGCAAACGAAAATAGATTTGCTCGAAACTAAAGTTCACGGATATGAATTGCAACTCCTTAAAATCAATAGCGACGTTAATAATCTTACTAACGATCAACTCGATAGCACTTGGGCAACCCTCTTCGAGTGATTCGGTAACGATCTCCAGAGATCAACAACGTCAATGCATAATTTGGGCGAAAGAGAATGTCGTAAAAGATTCTATTATCGTCGCAAAGGATTCAATCGTATCTATTCAAAGAGGGTATATCGAACACAGCGAGGGCGTTATAGCGGAATACGACCTCAGATTGAAGGAAAGCACAAAGAAGTACGAAAAAATGCGTAAAAAGCGACGCAACGCCCTCATTTTTGGAGGATCTACGACAGTAATCGGATTTTTCGTAGGATTTTTCGTAAAACCTTAACGACCATAAACAAAGCGATAAGCGGTTTTTGACGATTTTTATTCGATATTAATCGATTTTTTTCGTGTTTGGTAAGATATAAGTAGTTATATTTGTCTAACGAAACAAACAAAAACGAATCGACATGAAAACAAAAGAACTAATCGAAGAAATGATTTCGAAAGCGGAGTGGGGTGCAAATTACCACGCACAAAAGATCAACAAACTAGCAAAGGAAACGGACAAAGATTTTTCGTTCGAGTTGAAACACCACAAAATAGAACTAGCGAAAGAGCAAATTAATATCGAGGCTCTATCATTATTAAACAACAAAAACAAATAGTTATGAAACCAAAAGTTAAAACGTGGTTACGCAATATTGAGAACGGGCGTATTAAGACATTCACGGAAAAGGTTCTCGCAAAGATCAAAGAAGAAAGCCCAGATCGAAACGGAATGTATCTCGGTCAATATAGCGGACTTCATGCAAAAGGAATTTCGACATACGAACTTAGAGAACGAACAGGAATATCGCACCAGAGTTTAACAGCGATACTTTCAGCGCTTACCGATGAAGGTCTAATAAAAGCCGTAGGCGAGGCATCGATAAACGATTCTACGTACTCTATTTACATGTTTATTCACGATCTGGAGTATCGAGATAGATTGATCGACCAAAGAAAACAGGAGAAGTACGTTCAATGGCTTAAAAAATCGGAAGATTTTCTCGAGTTTATGCACCCACAAACGGCACAAATGATCGCATACGAACAGCAAAATAACGGACTATGAAAATCGAATGGCCGAAATTGATCTTCTTCGTGCTTTTAATTGGCGCATGGCTGTTTGTCTTAATATGGTTTATGCAAAAAGGCATGGAAGAGAAGGAAAAAAAAGAAAACGAGCGTTTGCGTGAGGTTTATTCTCCTATGAGCGACAGCCCTGAGATACAAAAAGCATACGACGAAGTAAGGTAAAAACAAGTAAAAACAAGTAACGATGATTCAAAATGCAGAAAACGTAAAGTACGTTGCACACTTTACACCAGAGGACAAAGAAACGGCAGACGTAGAAGCAATACTTTTAACGATGGGTGTTTCGATTAGATCTCACGAAATCGAACAGGACGACGAATTTTTTATCGCTGAGGTAATCGCTTTGTACGCTTGGAAACTGGCGATACTCGATAGACTTTTCGCATCTGGAGCGCAAAAGATTTCGATTGAACGCTTGACAACGTAATATAAATAGTTATATTTGTATGTCGCTATTGACAAACGAACAAAAACTTAATATTATGAAAACGAGAAAAACGATCACAAAAGGAAACATTAATCAATTTTTGAATCTTAAATTTAAAATGATTGAAAGCCTGAAATCACAAGGGCATCGAGAAAACTGGATTTATCCGACATTAAAATCGACAGGGGTTCACGAGGTTGCATTCAAATAGAAAAATACGGGGGGCGAAAGCCCCCCTATTAAACAAACAAAAACAAATGAAGAAATCGAGCAAAATGTTGAACATTTCAGTTCAGTATAACGACACCTCAGAGGCTCTAAAACAGGTCGAAAAGGTGTTACGTAAACTGAGGTTATCGCAAACAAATTACGGCAGGAATTTAACAAACGGGTGCGCTCTGGAGTGGGGCGTTACTTTAATGGAAGAACCTCAGTCGTATCGAGTTGAGATCCACAACGGAAAACAATGTATCGTTTTGCCTTCAAAAATGAACGATAAATGAGTATTAAACTACCGTATTTTAAATTCTTTTCGGGCGAGTGGCTAAATGGCGACATAACTCTCGAAGATTACGAATTGCAGGGGCTTTTTATAAGTGTTTGCGCTTATTACTGGCATCGAGATTGCGAAGTAACCTATGAACAACTAGCGAAGAAATTCCGAACAAATCAGTTAGCGGATCTCGTGCCTGAATTTATACAGGTTGACGATAACGACGAATTTGTTTCGATTGAATTTCTGGACGAACAGTTTTCGGAGTTTTCAACACGAAAAAAGAAGTTAAGCGAAGCAGGGCGTAAGGGTGCTAAACGTAAGGCTGAAAAGAAAAACGAAGCCATGAATAAGCCACCCTTAAGCGACCCTTTAGCAACTAGAGAAGAGAAAGACAAAGAGAAAGACAAAGAAGAAAAAAAGAAACTAAGCATCGAGGATCGAAAAAAGTCTTTTAGTGAAAAGGTTTTCGAAATTGGATCTCAGCACGAGAAAAAAATGCTCGAAGATTTTATATCTTATTGGACGGAACACGGAGAAGAGGATCGAAAAATGCGATTTGAAAAAATGACTTCGTTCAGCATATCTCGACGACTTGGAACATGGAAAAGAAACGAACAAAAATTTAAAGCGAATGGATCTCAAAACAATACTAACGGCAATCGAGCAAGAACGACCACTAGCGAAAGACAGTCATTCGAATAAACCTCTTTACGATCCTGTAAAGGTGCGACAGACTTTCGTTAAGATCCTCGACAACTATTGCAGAAAAAACAGCGACAATAAACGGGGGCTGTTAATGGATCAGGAAACCGAGAAGGCGATCGAATTGATTTGTCAGTATTACAACCGAGAACCAAAGTTCGAAAAACAAGGTTATTCGTTTTCAAAAGGTCTTTGGCTAATGGGAAATTTCGGGTCTGGGAAAACGCAAATGCTGAAAGCGTATCGAGATCTCCATAAAATTAAAGGCGTTACGATTGGGTTTCAATCCTGCGTGGATATGAATATGCGCTTTCTAAAAAAGGACGAGTTTACGAATCAAATAGCGAGGTTTGACGGCATTAAGGTATTTTCGAATAAGTTTGACAAAGTAGAACGTATTTTCGATGATCTGGGCGAAGAGGAAACGACAGTTTTAGATTTCGGTAATAAGGTTTGCGTTATGGCGCATATTGTTTCTGAGCGATACAAGGGCTTAAAAAATGGCTGTATAACTCACGTTACTACTAATTTAACGAGGCAACAAATTTCGGATATTTACGGGGGGCGAATTGAATCCCGAATAAACGAAATGTTCAATATTATTAACTTAGGATCGAAAATTGATTCTCCAGATTATAGAAAGCAATGAAAGGAACACTAACGAAGGAATCGACGTTTAAGGATCTTGAAAACTGGTTTAGAGAAAACCTCGACGAACTACCTGAAACCCTCGACAGCGATTGCAAATATTATGCGGATTTGAAATCAACGATCGAACAGTACATTCGACAAGTTTACATCGAGGTCGATAGGCTTGGAATTGAAGCGGTAAAAAAGAAGCGTTCGGCTCTGGCAAATGCATCGAAAGGAAACCTTTTTACGATTTACGTAGATCTCCAGAAGCGAGAAAACTGGAATGCACCCCGTCCGACGTTAAATTCATTAAATCAGTGAATTTAATGGCACGTTGTAAGATATGCAAAGAGAAGTTCGAACCGAAATACTTTTTACAAAAGACATGTTCGAAGGATTGCGAGAAGGAGTTCAGGAGCGAACAACCTGTTAAGAAGATCTCGGACAAATCAGAGAAACGGAAAATTCAGGAATCGATTTATAAGGATCTGCGAAAAGTGTTTCTAAATCAAAACCCAAAATGCAAAAGAAATGCAACGCACAAGGCTACGGAAGTACACCACAAAGCGGGAAGGAACGGAAACAGATTAAACGACGTATCGGAATTTATGGCCGTTTGTCGTGAGTGTCATTCGTACATACATGAACACCCAAAAGAAGCAAGGTCGAAAGGATGGTTAAAATAGAATTAAAGCCCCTGAGCGTTAACGAATGTTGGCGAGGTCGAAGATCAAAGACGGTTAAATATTTGAAGTATCAAACGGACATGCTTTTTTTATTGCCGAACGATCTGGTTATTCCAGAGCCACCGTTCACAGTTTATTACGAGTTCGGTTTTAGTTCTCGAGCCTCAGATCTCGACAACCCCGTTAAACCATTTCAGGACATTTTACAGAAGCGATATAAATTTGACGACAAATTGATCGAAGAAATGTTAGTCCGTAAAAAGAAAGTTCTGAAAGGAAAGGAATACGTAAAATTTGAAATAAAAACATACGAAAATGAATGAAGCAAAAGAAACAAAGACGGCAAAGATCCTGTATCGAACAAAAAAGTACGGAACGTGGCAACCTGCATCGATAAAAGTTCCGATCGATGAAAAAAATGTTCGAGATTATTGTTTCGAGGATCTACAAAAACTCGGTATTAATGCTGTTGCGGTAACAGTTGAAAAGGTTTTGAAGTAATGAAATACGACTTACAAAATGAGGTCGATCGAAAAAGGTTTGAAGAGTATTCGGCAAAATTGTTGCGACTTGGAAAACAATGCGATTTAAGCGAAGTTAAAATAACCAGAACCCAACAACAAAACAAAGCGCTACACGTTTATTTCACGATTATCTCTTACGAATTAAACGAACTCGGAATGGAGTTCTCGTATAGTGGATTGAATCGAAACTCGTTTTCAATGCGATACACTCCAGAGATCGTGAAAGACTTTATTTTTCGCCCTATTATGAGTGCGATGTTCGATATAAAATCGACCACCAAATTAACAACATCGCAAATCGATGAACTGATTGAAGTTATTACTAAATTCTTTGCAGAGCGTGGCGTTACGTTGGATTTTCCGAGCATCGAACGTCTAATTGAATAAAAAAATCGATACGAAATCGCATTTCCCCTTGTTTATTAAATATAAGTAGTTATATTTGTATGTCGATAGTGGCAAACGAACAAAAACTTTTTAATATGTATTTTTCAATCAAAGCGTTTAAAGGAACAAAGAGAAGATTCGAGAACTTAGACAACATCGAAGAGTTGAACGAATTTGTTGCGAATTTCAGCGATAAAGGATTTTCAAAATTCGTTATTAAATCATTCGATCAAAATGGTTTCCGATTCAGATCTTTTTACGTAATGGTTAACGGAACTTTAGTTCGCTTATTGAAGGATCAAAACAACGGGAAATAATGAAAAAAATACGATTAATATTCAGCCTTAGAGATTGGAGAAAAGGAAAAGAAATTCTTTTCAAGTTAGGACACATCGAAGAGGATCTAATAACGGAAGAATGGGAACTCGATCTCGATGAATGGCAAATCGAAGATCTCGAAGAAGAGTTAAATGCTCAGGATCTGGAGTTCGAAATCGAGGATCTTTAAAAAAAATCGACAAAAAAATCGTTTCAATTCGAATTTTCGCTTGTTGGTTTAATATAAGTAGTTATATTTGTATAACGAAACAAACAAAAACAAAAAGTTATGAATTTACAAACATTAAAAGTTACGGGGGTTGATCTTAATACTAACGAACCATTTTCAATGAAAATTACGGTATCGAATAGATTCATGTTAGCGTTCAAATATGCGACAACTGTAATGCGAAAAAATATCTGGGTTTCTGACTGGCAAATATTGAGTGAAAAATCTCATTCAGGATCGCAACACCCTGTTAACGCAGGTGCGTATTTACATGAAATGATCGAGGAAATCACAGGCGAAAACCTTTAAAATAATCGAAACAAAATATAGGTTTTTAAATTGTAAAAAGTTATATTTGTAAACCAAACAAAAAAAACATAGTAAAATGAAAAACGTAGAATTAACGAAGGCAATTATTGCCGTAATGCAAAGCGTAAAAGGTATTGAAAAAAACCTTACGGTCGGAACAGGTAACAACACGTACAAAGGTGTTTCCGACAAGGACGTTAAAAATGTTATCGGAAAAGCAATGTCGGAAAATGGTTTGACGATCATTCCAATTAATATCGAGCCAAAAATAAAGGTCGATAGATGGGAGGAAACGCAAGTCTGGAATCAAAAAGAAGTCGTGCGACAAAAACAGTCGGTTTTTACTGAGGTAAAAGTTACGTATTTATTAATGCATGAATCGGGCGATTCGATGGAGATTGTCGGCTACGGTCATGGAATAGATCCACAGGATAAATCGGCAGGAAAAGCGACTACGTATGCGCTTAAATATGCGCTACTTTACACTTTTTTAGTTCCGACAGGTGCAATCGACGATGCGGATGCTGTTCACTCGGAAGAGGTCGAACAACCTGTTAAGATGAAAAAAGTATCGTTAGACGATGAAAGGTTCGACAATGCTTTGAAACAAATCGAGGCGGAAAAGTACAGCGTTGAAGAGTTGAAAAAAGCGTTCACGTTAACAAAGGCACAGCGAGATAAATTAAAGGAGTTCGAACAGGCTTTGAAGGACGAAGAACCAGAACAAACACCAGAAGAAAAGAAACTCGATGCGGAACTTGAAAAGGTTGCGGATGAAAGTAAACACCAATAAAACAAATAAAAACGTAGTAAAATGGAAAATTTAATTCAATTCATGGACTTCGAACAAGGAAGTCGAGGTCGTAAATTAGGGGAAAACAGCGTATCGGTTTGGTATAATATAAACGGAAAAAACAAAACATACGGAGTAACGTTTTCTCAGGACATTAACAGCAATAAAACTCAGGTTCGAATCGGTAAAATTGGCGATGCGACTTGTTTTGTGTTCACAAATGAAAAAGGGATAACGCTTCATGGAAGAAACCAACCTAAAAAAAATCTAGTTTTTCATGCGAAAGCATTTGTCGAATACATGTTACCAGATTTAAAAACAGCGACAACAGGAAAAGACAGAAAAATATTTACGCTTAAAAAAGTTAGCGACGATATTTATATTATTAATCAATAACAAACAAAGACAAATGAAAAAATCAATTTTCCAGATCTCGACAGAGTTACAATCGGTCGTTAATGAGATCATCGAAGGGGGTGGCGAGATCACTCCAGAAATCGAACAAGCGTTAGCAATTAGCGAGGCTGAATTACAAACGAAAGCCGTAAAATACGGTTATGCGATCAAAACTCTGGAGTACGAGAACAAAGCAATCGACGAAGAGGTTAAAAGGTTGCAAGGACTTAAAAAGGTTCGGACAAATGCGATCGACAGGCTTAAAAATGTAGTATCGACAACCATGCAAACGTTCGACATTCCAGAGATTGAAAGCCCGACGATGAAGATCAACTTTCTAAAATCGACTTCGGTTGAAATCTTAGACGAGGAAAAAATACCTGCGGAGTTCGTAACCATTAAACAAACAACAACGGTTCGCAAAGTAGATATTAAAAAGGCTTTGAAGGAAGGCAACGACGTTGCAGGGGCGCAACTGGTAGAAAATCAAAATTTACAAATCAAATAACGAGAAAACATGTTTAAAATCGAAGGAGTAATTAAGGTCGTAAAAGATACGGTTCAGGTAACGGAGAAGTTCGCAAAGCGAGAATTTGTTATTACGGATAATTCAATGTACCCGCAAGACATTTCGTTCCAAGCGGTACAGGATAAATGCGCAATGTTGGATGCGATAAACGAAGGCGATAACGTTGAGGTGTCGTTCAATTTACGAGGCCGTGAATGGACTTCTCCGCAGGGCGAAATAAAATACTTCAATACATTAGATGCGTGGCGTATTGAAAAGATTGCGTTTGCACCTCAGCAACAATCGACAGGATCTGAAATTCCCGCACCAGATCCAAACAACGAGGACGACGATTTGCCGTTCTAAGTATTAACCACTAAAAAAAATCAAATGGCGATTAAGATAGATTCGATAAAAGATCTTAAAGATCTCGACAAGGCTGTTCGTAAGGTAATTACGAAACACCTGAAAGAAACAAAAGAAACCCCGACAGGGTTTGCGAAAAAGGTCGGAATCCACCCGATACAAATGCTCAGGTACGTTAACGAAAATAAGAATATGCGATTCGATACTTTGATCCAGATCGGGAAAAAAGTAAAAGTTCCAAAAAAATCGTAAAAATTTATACTCGGTCAAACGACCACTATGAAGGCGTTCCAGAAATGGGGCGCTTTTTTTTCGAATCAATCGTATTTTTCGCTTGTTATTGTAATATAAGTAGTTATATTTGTATAACGAAACAAACAAAAACAAAAAGTTATGAATACAGTAAACAACACAATCGACACAGCAACAATCGGAAAGTACATTTTCAAAATTGAAAAGCGTCAGTATTTGACAAACTACCCGAACCACCCTTTTAGAGTAGTATTCGAAAAATCAACTCCGAAAGCGAAATGGTCTAAAACGAAAACTTTGAAAAGCATCGTTTTTAAAACCGTTGAAGAGTGCGAGAACTGGATCGCAGAAAAGTACCGAAACATTTATTTGAATTTGAAAGCGGACGAGAAGAGAAAAGCGGAAAAAAGAGAAGCGCAAAAGGCTCTTAACGCATCAGACTTTTTCGAGGTTGGTTCGATCATTTACAATTCGTGGGGCTATGAGCAAACGAACGTATCTTTTTACCAAGTTGTTAAAATGACAAAAAAGAGAATTACGGTTCGTGAGATCTCGCAAAGTATGGTCGAGGGTTCTATGTACTCGCATGGAATGGCGCACAATGTAGTTGCGAACCCTGATTCGTTTCTGGATGGTGGCGATGAATTTGGTTTAACAGTTCGCCCAGAAGGTCGCCTATCGACACCGAAAGGACATTACGGATGCTTTTCGAAATGGGATGGATCAGAAAAATACGTTTCATCGTACTATTAATAGGCAAGGGCGAAGAGGGGGCAACCGCCCCCAACCGCCCCCCTGAAAAAAAATCGACAAAAAAATCGTTTCAATTCGAATTTTCGCTTGTTGGTTTAATATAAATAGTTATATTTACATATCGAAACAAACAAAAACGAGAAACAATGATTTTAACAGTAGAACAAACAAAGGAATTTTTCAGAGCGAACAAGGAAGCGATCAAAGGGAAAACGGTCGTATTCAGATGGAATCGCAATCAGAATAACGGAAAGACTTTAAAAGAAATCGGAACTAAGATCCTCGAACTAGAAAATAAAGGAACGCATTTTTCATTTGGTCAAATTTGGTTAAAAGAGAATGAAAATACGAGAGATACTTTTTTCGCAGGT